AGCCGGCGATTGGGTCGGCAAGGGCGGACGCGCGCGGAAATTACGCGATGCCGAAATCTCCGCCGCCCGCCAGAAGGTCGGGGCGGTCGTATGCGTGAACGGCGGCGACGCAGGCCTCGACGGATTCGCGGGAGGCAAAGGCCTCCAAATCGGACCGGAATTCGGCGCCGTACTCTGCGCTCGCGACCGCCGCGTCACGCTCATAGGCGCGGGCGACCACGGATGCGCTCAAGGCCGGATTCATGTGCCTCGACGGCGCCTTCGCGACAAGTTGGATAGGGTCGCGACGCTCCTTGAGTAGCCGACGCTTCGTCAGGGTTGGGTTGCCTTCCCGCCATTCCATCGCCTCGGCATATTCAAGCACACGAGAAACCGCGGTGAGGTCGCGGCGAATTGTCGCGGGTGTAGCGCCGTTCTTTCTGCGGGAGGCGATCAGGGCGTTTATCACTTTTCCGTCAATCTTTGCGATAAGGTAGGGCGAAAGGATCGGCTCGCATTGTGTGAGGCTGACCCCGTAGCGTTTGGCCGTCGCCGCGGCGATCTGGCCTAGTTCGTGTTCTGCCCATTCAGCAACGGCTTGTTTCCAGCTTACCGCGGGCCTCCCGTCGTGAATGGCTTCCTTGACTTCCTTTAGCCGCGCGTCGCGTTTCCGCCGCGCAGCTTTGACATCGCCAGTTCGTAAGCTCTCTCGGACTTCGATTCCGCGGATGGTCGCGCGCAGCCACCAAATTCCTCCGCGGAGATAAAGGTTGTCTTCGGACATTGCGATTCCTGAGCGCGAATGAACTTCGCGAGTTTGGCGGGGTCGAACGTCCAGACCTTGCCGATTTTCGCGGCGCCCGGCAATACCCCTTGCACGGCTAGGTTCTGAACCGTGCGCGGCGTCACGCCTAACAGGGTTGCGGCCGCGCGTGATTGAATCCGGCTCATTCCCCAAGTCCCGCCTCTTTGATCTTTTCCGCGCGAGCGCGCCGAAACTGACGCAATCGGGCCGTCGCCTCTTTCATCGTGATCCCATCGCTCACGAGATAATCGAACGTTTCGATTACGGAGGCGGCGACATATCGAACTTGTTCCGGGTTCCCGTAGCGGAGCGCCCACTCAAGGCCGAGTTCATGGCGCGGATTTGGAATCGAGCCAACCGCACCATCGCCATGGTCAACTCGGATCAGGATATTTTTCAAGGCGTCGCTCATCCCCCCTGCTCCTTTAGCTTTTCAGCGTTGGCGATGTCCTCCGGTAGATCGGCGATCTTGCTTTTGTTGTAGAGCGACCATTCCTTCATGCGTTTTGCATGGTCGCGGCAAAGCTTAACAAGCTCCGGTGACGCGCCGGCCAACTCCGCGCAATAGGCGTAAATCTTGACGATATGCCACGCAATCTTATCTTGGCCGCGCAGGAGGAATACCGGCTCATCTTCGGGAATTAGACCGGCCGGGTCTTGGAAACGGTCATAATCTGGTCTGGCGTGTTTCATGGCATGTCCTCCGGTTTGGTTGCGAGAGCGCCGCGGGCTTTTTCACCCCCGTCTTCGTCTAGGGCTTTCCGCCCAATATCGCCGCCACTATGGATCAATCGGCACAAACGCGCGTTTTCTCCATACCAACCCAGCGCCTCCCGCAGCGTCGCGACCTGGGCGCGGAGGGCGTCCCGCTCGGATTCCAATTCGGTCAGAGCCTCGGATAATCCCTTAACCTGTTCGCTAGCGACCAATTTTACACGATCAATAGCGGATTCCGCCTTTGCTAACTTGTTTTCAAGCGTGACGTTTTGTGAAAACCATCGTTTCCCCTGTTCACACTGTGTTTCTAGAAAATCTCGCTCATTATAAGCGGCGTCGCGATCCTGCCACGCCTCACGAAGCGCGGCGATGAGGGCGGGGATGTCCTCGCGGGCGGATGCGCAAAATTCGAGCACTGGCGATGGGGGTCCGTCGATGGCGGAAGGGTCTTCATCAACAGCTAAATACCGGTCATCATCATCTTTCAGAAAAGCAATAAGGCGGGCATCAGGGGCCATTCCCATTTCGGTATACTCAACGCTCCACGGCCCCGCCCCCGCAGCCTTCGCTCGCGCCTCGATCCGCGCCAGTTCTTCCTCTGTCATAAGTCGCATCCTTTTCAATTCGCTTGCCCAAGAGCGCCGAGGAGCCAGAAGACGCCGACGCTGAATGCGCTTACGCCGCCGATGAACACTGCGATGATGGCAAGCATCTTTACGTCGTCCCAAAGCGGCGCGCGCTGATCGGCGTCGATCTCGGCATCGTGGTTGACTTCACGCTTTTCGGTGGTGCTCATTGCTCGATTCTCCGCATGATTTCAGAAACCCCGGCGACGGGCGGCTTGTGCTCGCGCTCGCGCTTCGGCGGTGATGCAATCGGGGCTTTCGGCACGACCGCGCCGACCTGCTTCTTACGCTGGCGATCTGCCTTGCGGATGCGCCCCACATCCTGAGCCGTCTTGTCCTTGTGGCATTGCGAGCAGATCACCATGCAATTTGCCAACTCGGGCTTGCCTCCAAGGGCATCCGGCAGGATGTGGTCATATTCCGGCCTTTTGCTGCCAAATGGCATGCCGCACTTTTCGCATTTTCCGGCCGACCGTGCGAAGGCTTGGTCGCGGATTTTGGCGGGGAACTCTAGGCGCTTGGTCATGTCGCGCGCTCCGGCTCGTGAAATTTCACGCCATGCCGCGCGCCGAATTCCTGGATGAGGGTTATCAAATCCGCCATTTCCTCTTTCGATAGATCAGAGGACGAGCGGCCAAGAGATACGAACCCGTTGCCGTCGATATTCGGGACCATGCGGATCTCGCGCTTGAGCGCGTCGAGAAAGATCAGCTTCCAGTCATCGGCGGACAGGCGCAGGCCATGCCACGGCAATTGCGCCGAAACCTCGGTCAAGAGCGCCCACATCTTCGCGTTGGCTTCGAGGCTGCGTTTGGGCGCTTTGAACTCAAGGCGCGTGTCTTTCGGCAGGCCGCGAATCCAGCGGATCGCCTTGGCGCGAATGTCGTCATTGGCGAGGATCAATAATGCTCTCGTCATGGGGTATCCCTCCACCCCTCTCGCCGGATCACCCGCGAAATTGTCGCGTAGGAAACCCCAAAGAGAGGCGCCAGCTTTCGGATTGACGATTTCCAAGCCAATGCGCGGATTTCGGAAACTTGGATCGGCGTCAGCTTTGCCGATGCGCTCTTTTCTCCGCGTGTGCTGCGCCCATGCAAAACCATATCGGCCATGTTCCCGAGATGATCTTTCCATTGAAGGTGTCGCTGGTTTATGCAGCCTAGATGGCCATTCCCGCAAAGGTGGGCGGCTTCCATCGCCTCGTTTTCAGGCGCCCCGTGAGCCATCTCGCATACAATGCGGCTGGCTACCGTTGTCCCTGACTTGGAATTGAAGTGCGGGTGTCCGGTCGATAGCCTGCTGTATGGCCATATCAGGCACTCGTTGCCCTGGTACGTGCTGGCCATTTCCATAAAGGCGCGCGGCTCTCCGTACTTAGCTGGAGACTTGCCGCCTCCGAGCGGGTTGCCCGTCTTCCTGAGGCGCTTGTAATGGTTGTTGCAATATCCTCTCGCCAAGAATGGGCTATCACACCCATCTACAAGGCATGTCTCTGTCAGGGCGCGGCTCATGCGGCCCTCGCGAATTTCTCGGTCAGCGCGGCAATCTTGGCGTCAACCTCAGCCAAGAAAGCGCGGACTTCCTTTTCCAGATCGGCAATCAATGCGTCGTCACGATCCAGCCTTTTGACGAAAAGCTGCATGTCAGCGGGAAGGCGAGGGTCGAACGACACGAAGTCGCACCATAGGCGCGTCGGGTCGCAAGCCATCTGCCATTGCATTTGTGTTTGATATTTCGCCGGGATTTTCTCAGACAAAAGCGTTTCAATGTGGGTTGCCGAATTTGGTGCTTTGATTTCGACTAAGCCGCTTTCGCCAACTAAACCATCCGGGCTTGACCCGCTGGCGTCGATCAAAGGATGATGGACGAATCCAACCTGTTCGACTGCGCAATCATAAATAAACTCGTAAAGCTCGCGGGCGCGCGGCTCTTGGTCGGTTCCCCATTGCATCGCGGAGTTGGTGAAGCCCTCGACCGCAACGCCCGTCAGGCGCTCGCAAATCAGTTCGGCGAGATAGTTGGCGCGTGATGCGGAAGGGCCGCTCTTGGTGCGCGCCACCACATCGGCGACGCGCGAAGCAGTCACTTTGCCAAGTCTGATTTTTCGCCAAGCATCTGAGCCTTGCTCAATATCGAGGGATGACATAGCAGTCGCTCCTTGGGTTGGTGAATGAATTTCTACGGGCGTCAAACTGGCCGTGTACCCACCGCCAAACGGTGTGCCTACTCACGCCAAAATGTGTGGCGGCCTCAGAATGTGACTGGAAAACAAGCCCTTTTATTTTCCAGATGGATGCACCGTGCCGGTTTCTGGCCTGCTCCGATGGCGTTGCCCACCTGACGTTTCCGGGGCAATATCCCTTTTCTGTGTCGATACGGTCGATTGATGTCCCTTCCGGGCGCGGTCCAATATGCGAATAGAATGCATCAAATGATGCTATCCAATCTTCACAAACGGTGATCCCCGCGCCGCCCCATCTCGGGTAGTCTTTATTGGCAGGGTCTAAACAGCGGGCCTTCATTGCCTGCCAAGACGAATACTCTCTGCTTGAGCGCATCCCGTGCTTGCGATGCGCGCCAAAATCACGCTTGCACCCGCAGTGAGCGCGGCCCTTTCCGTTTAAAACGAGGCCAGCGCGCATGATGGTTTCGTTTCCGCAATCGCATACGAACCGACCGAACAAGCGGTTATTATCTCCCCTCTCGTCGGCGATCCCCGCGAAGGTGAGCGACCCGATACGTTCGCCAACTCGGCAAGCATACCTGTCGCTTATGCAGGCGCTCCCCATCGTCATTTCGCCGCCTTCCGGTTCAAGAGAGCCATCGCGGCGTCGAATTTGTTGGCGTAAATCTCAGCGAAGCTCGCGACGCCGATGGCTTTGCGGAACGCCTCGGCATTGGCGCCAAGCTCGCGAATCCGGTCGGTCATCTGCTTGATCTGTTCGGGGGAAATGGTCTCGTCGAGTTCATCCTGCGTCTTTCCAGACGCGACCCCGTCGTCATCATCGGACGCAGCCAAGCCAAGAACCAGCTTGAGGGTGTACCGCTGCAAATAAGTAGCTGTTGACCCGACGCCCTGAATGGCGTTTTTGTTGCCTGAATCGTCACGCCCGGCTTCTAGCGTTGTTTCTTCGGCGTAGCCGTCACGGTGCGAGAGGATGCATGTCAAAGACAGTTTTGCGCCGTCTTGTGCTGACCGAAAGCGATAGGACAAGCCGTGGCGCTTCAAAACCGGGTCAACGGCCCGTGCGACCTCTGCGAAGTCTTCATGGCGGTAATTTGTGCGGCCCTTTTGCGATGTGAAATCCACGGTCTTGTTTTTGTGGATCGGTCCAATCTCGCCCTTCGCCATTGAAATAGCGTTATCGAAAGCCTGCTTGGCGGCGCGGGCCTCCATCCGCTCGCGCATCGCCATCAAGCGTTCAAATTTTTCAATATCAACGCTCGGATCGCGGGCCGCGCGTTCGATCATGGACAGGATGGCGCCGGCCTCGGAAACCGGGGGCGGCGGGGGCGCGTCGATCGCGACGTGCTGGTGGTGGGTTTTGGCTGGTGGCGATTCCGCAACCTGCAGTTCAATGGTGGCTTGGGGCTTCATGGGTGCTGGTCCTTTTTGGATTTTACTTGAAGGTGACGCCTTGGCCGCGCTTCCACTCGAAATTGACGCAGTCGTCTCCGTCAGTGATGATGATGCGCTCGACAATTCCGAGCGCCTTAGCGGGGCCGTCGGCCAGCCGCTTCGATTTCCGGTCTTCCTCGCGTGCATTGGCGATCAGGAGGCCGATTTCCTTTCCGGCGAGACACGCCGTCTCAAGGCTTGCGTCGGGGTCGCTAAATGCGGCGCGCATCGCCAAATCGGCTGCGATATAATCGCGGCGCTTGAGCGCAGTGCGGGCGGCGTCGAAATGTGCGCAGATGGTGTCGTGTCTCATGGTCAGTCTTCCTCTTCGTCTGGAAAGAAAAAGCGTTCGGCTGTGATAATCAGGGCCGAGCCGCCGAGCAGAATGAAAAAGCCAAGGGCGAAGCTCATCAGTAATTTTCCGCCTCTAGTTTTGTGATAAAGAAGTGAACACCTCCCGCACATTCCTGCGTCCAATCGTCTAACCAATTTTTTGCGATGACTTTAGCGCCGGGTGTGTAACGGAAAGTTTCGTCGTGTTGCGAGACGCCTTCGCCTTCAATTACGATGGCGTATTCAGCGCGACACTTGCGGTCGAATGCATGGGACCGTTTTGCATCCTCGGGAATACGCAGTTTCGCAATCACGCCATTGGAAAGTTTCTTCCACCCGATCAAATCGCCCTCAGGCAAGATGCGCGTTTTCGCGATTGCTAAATCTGCGTTTTTCGCGCCGCGCAAGTACGCATCGCTCAGGTTCGCGCCGCTCAGGTACGCGCGGCTCAGGTCCGCGCCGCTCAGGTTCGCGCCGCTCAGGTTCGCGCCGCTCAGGTACGCGCCGCTCAGGTACGCGTCTCTCAGGTTCGCGCGGCTCAGGTACGCGCCGCTCAGGTCCGCGCGGCTCAGGTCCGCGCCGCTCAGGTCCGCGCGGCTCAGGTCCGCGCGGCTCAGGTCCGCGCCGCGCAGGTTCGCATCGCTCAGGTTCGCGCCGTTCAGGTACGCGCGGCTCAGGTACGCGCCGCTCAGGTTCGCGCCGCTCAGGTTCGCGCCGCTCAGGTCCGCGCCGTTCAGGTACGCGTCTCTCAGGTACGCGCGGCTCAGGTACGCGCCGCGCAGGTCCGCGCGGCTCAGGTCCGCGCGGCTCAGGTCCGCGCCGCGCAGGTTCGCGCCGCTCAGGTACGCGCCGCTCAGGTACGCGCGCGCCTTGACAGCCTCCTTGATCGCCGCTGCCAAATCAATCGCGGTGTCGCTGCTGAACAGCGTGGCTCCGGTAAATCGATTTTTGATTTCGATCATTGGAAAAACCTTTCTTCGCTCATGGCCTCGACAAGCGGATGGCTTTCGACCGGCTGCCAGTCCAGCGCGGCCCTGATGATGGCTGCGCAGATGTCAAATCCGTCTTCGTACGGCATTTGGCGAAAGCGCACGTCGTCGCGCCATGTGTGGACGAAGCCGCCTGTCGCCATGAGGGCGATCTCAAGAGCCTGTTCGCGGGTTTCGGCGTTGGCGATGCGGGAGAAGCTAAAGGGCGTCATTGCCGGTCACTCCGCTGCGAGCGCGGGCGCGATGACGGTTTCGCCGTCTCCGGTGTCGTCCTCGGCCATGATTTCGTTGATTGCGGCGGCGATGCGCTCAAACTTGGCGACGCTCTTGGCGTTCGCGGTCAAGCTGATTGTGTGCTTTTCCGGCTTGTAGGGGTTGCTGTAATAGTTCGTCTCGAAGTTGAAATTAAACGACGCACCCCCGCCGCTGTGGTCGCAGTGCTTGACCAGCGAGATGCTGTCGATCCAGTAAATGCTGACGCCAAAATGTGACATGATCGGTCCTCCTAAATGCTGTCTTCGCGGGCGCAGTCGCGCCGATACTCAGCCGCGTCGTCTTCGCCGCGCTCTTTTTCGGACCAGTCGAACATCGTGAGCCTCAATAATTTTCAGCCTCAAGGCGCGTTATGAAAAAATGCACACCTCCCGCGCATTCTTTGGTCCAATCATCGTCCCAATTTGGCGCGATAACCATTTCTCCGGCCTTATAGATAAACTTGCTGTCGTATTTCGACGAGCCTTCGCCTTCGATTACGAAGGCATATTGTGCCCTACACTTGCGCCCGAAGGCGTGTGATCGCTTTGCATCTGCGGGTATGCGCAATTTTGCAATCGCGCCGTTGTCGAGTTTCTTCCACCCGATCAAATCGCCCTCAGGCAAGATGCGCGTTTTCGCGATTGCTAAATCTGCGTTTTCCGCGCGGCTCAGGTCCGCGCCGTTCAGGTTCGCGCCGTTCAGGTTCGCGCCGCTCAGGTTCGCGCCGTTCAGGTCCGCGTCGTTCAGGTCCGCGTCGCTCAGGTTCGCGCCGTTCAGGTTCGCGCCGCTCAGGTTCGCGCCGTTCAGGTTCGCGCCGCTCAGGTTCGCGCGGCTCAGGTCCGCGCCGTTCAGGTCCGCGCCGTTCAGGTCCGCGTCGCTCAGGTTCGCGCGGCTCAGGTCCGCGCGGCTCAGGTCCGCGCCGTTCAGGTTCGCGCCGCTCAGGTTCGCGCGGCTCAGGTCCGCGCCGTTCAGGTCCGCGCCGTTCAGGTCCGCGCGGCTCAAGT